GCTAGACGCCGCACCTATGACGGTGACGAGATCACGCCAATCGTCCGCCGGATCGTCGAGGCACACCCGGACGCGCCGGCTCGCACGCTCGCCCGGCGGATCGTCGGCGAGACGAACGGGGCGATCACGCTCGAGCAGGCCCGGACGCGAGTGCGACTCGCTCTCGGGCTCACCGGCGATGCGAGGCGGAAGCAGTCGAAGACGAAACACCTGCACCGCGAGCCGCGGCCGGCAGGCCAGCGGCTTGCCATGCCGCCCTCGCAGGCCGAGCCCTGGCTGCCGTTCGACCTCGGGATCGTCGGCAAGGTCGGCATCCTGTCGGACATCCACGTGCCGTACCACGACGAGACGGCGCTGCGGGCCGCGGTCGATCACCTCCAGGGCGAGAAGATCGACGCCTTGCTGCTCAATGGCGACTGGGCCGACTTCTACTCGATCAGCCGGCACGAGAAGAATCCCAAGTACAGGAACTTCAAGAACGAACTGCACGCCGGCCGCGATCTCTTGAAGTGGATGCGCCAAGAGTTCCCCGGCATCCGGATCGTCGCCAAACTCGGGAACCATGAGGAGAGGTGGGAATCGTGGCTATTCCAGCACGCCCCCGAAATCAGCGATGACCCGATCATGGGAATCGACAATTGGTACGGCTTTGAGCGGCTCGGGATCGAGTTGGTAAAGGACAAGCGAATCATTCTCTGCGGTGCGTTGCCGGTGCTGCACGGCCACGAAAAAGGCAACGGGATCAGCTCGCCGGTGAATCAAGCCCGCGGGGCGTTCATGCGTTTGCATCACACCGTGCTCGAGGGCCACGGGCACCGCACCTCGACACACTCAGAGCCCGACATGATGGGATCGGAGACTGTGTGTTTCTCGACGGGCTGTCTCTGTGACATGCGGCCGGCTTACGCTCGCCTGAACAAGTGGAATCAAGGCGCAGCGATCGTGACGGTCCACGCCGACCGCTCGTTCGACGTTGAGAACTTCCGCATCCAGGCGGGCCGGGTGAGGCAATCGTGACAGACGCCGACATCGTTACCATCGACCAACGCATCCAGAGGGCCGGTGCAGCCAACTGTTGGACGGGCACACTCGGCAGCCTCGCCGGCGATGCTCGGCGGCTGGTGCGGCACATTCAGGAGACGCGGCGAATGGCAGAGGAATACCCACCACGAATCGAAGTCCAGTGCAACACGTGCCGCGGGATCGTCGGGCTGGTGCCTACGTGCCCTGACTGCAACGCGGTCGGAAAAGTCTGGAAACGCAATTCACCGGCCGAGCCGTGGAAGTACGCAAACGAAAATCCGCCGTGCTTTCGCCCTGGCTTCGAAAGGGACAGGTACGAACGGCGAGCTTCCGCGACGCGGGCCGCGGCGATCGCTGAACACTCGCGGCTCGCCAACGAGCAGCTTTCGTACCCGGTCGATCACATCCTGCGCGGCGAGCGGGAACTGAAGCACTACCCCGGCGACGAGATGGAACCGGAGGCGACGTTGATCGAAGAGCCGGAAGGCCCGCCGGTGGCGGTGCAGCTTCTCGACACGGCACGGGCCGCGGTGCTCGATCGGCACCGGGTGTACGGACCGCCCCAAGAGCATTTCGCCCGCACCGTCGGCATGGTCAACAGCCTATTCGCCTCGGTTCTGAAACGGCCGCTGACTACGTCCGATTGGGCTCGGATCATGCTGCTCGACAAGCTGGCCCGCGACCTCGGGCCGCGGCCACACCCCGACAACGCCGTTGACCTCGCCGGCTACGCGGCGTGTCTCGCCGAGTGCCAGGCGTCCGCACCCCCTGCGGACCGCGCCACGTGAGCCGTAGCGTGGGGGGAGGTGACGCATGATCTCAAGGCCGACGCACTGGCGAACCGGCCCCAACGGCCGGGAAGCGGTGGCAGCAGCCGGGGACTTCGTGTCGCTCGAGCGACTGCTGACAGCGGGCGAGAAGTCAGGCCGCATTACCTCCCGACCGGAACGGACTGACCGCGAGATCGAGGTGATTGCCTACCGGCTCGGGTGGACGGTGGCCGAAGTCCGGCGGGCGATAGCACGAGGGCACACGGAGATCTTCGATGCCTGACTCTCTCGACGGAATCGTATCCACGACCACGAGCCTGACGCAGACGCAGACGGGCACCGTCGGCAGCTCGACGCGGGCCGTCTCCGTGTCTTCCGCCTACCCGCTGAACAGCGTCTCGGGGCCGATCGCCGATCAGCTCTGGGTATCGAACCGCTCGCTGGCGGTCGGGGCGTCCGAGACGCTCGATCTGCTTTCGCTGGCCGACACCATCCAGGGTGCGACCGGCATCCAGACTATGCGGCAGGTTCGCCTCGTGCGGATCGCCAACAGCGAAACGATCACCGGCCCGCGGATCGTCGTCGGCCCGTCGGGCACGAACGGCTGGGGCCGTGTCGCCGGCGAGGTGGGGCCGGGCGGCGAGCTTGTCGGCGTCCAGCAGACGCACGCATGGGGCGTGACCGCGACCGAACGTGCGGTGACGATCCGCGCTACCGGGCCGACCGGCTCCGTCGCCTATTCGATCGTGATTGCAGGAACTGCAACAACTGGCCCAGCGGGGTATTGACATGACGCCTGACCAACTTCAAGCCGCCGTCCTCGCTCTGATCGCCGGCGCTCGGCTGAAGGCCGCCGGCGGGCTCACCGTCAGCGAGTTTGGATCGCTGACCGTCGAAGTCATCCGCCTGGCCGTGGCCGGGCTCGACACGATCTCGACGCTTGACGGGGCCGCGAAGAAGGCGTGGGCGTTGTCGTGCGTCGGCACGCTCTTCGACGCGGTCGCCGACTCGTGCGTCCCGTTTGTCGCCAAGCCTGTGTGGTGGATCGTCCGGCCGGCCGTTCGCACGCTCGTCCTCTCGGCTGCCGGCGGGGCTCTGGAGCAGATCCTCGCCCTGACCCGCGCCGCCGCCCCGGAGCCCGTCGCATGACGACCGCTTTCGTTCTCGCCGCCGCCGCGGTGGCCTACCTTCTCTGGTCCCGCCCAGCGGTCGCGCCCGCGCTGCCGCAACTGCCGCCACTTTCGCCCATCATCCCGCCCGGCATCATGCCGTTGGGGATGCCAGGGGCAGCGGCAGGAGGCGGCGGCCCGCACCCGCTCACGCTCCTGGCCATCCTCGCCGCCGGTGCGATGGTGGCGTGGTCGCTCCATGATCGCCCCGCCCCTGCCCCCGCCCCCGCCCCCGCGCCGGTCGTCGGGCTCGATCTCCGAGGCCGATTCGTGGGGCCGGATGCCGCCGCCGACGCCGCGACGACTGCCGCCCTGCTCGACGAGCTTGCCGGTCAGATCGAGTGGGACGGCTCGCAGGCCGAGCCGCGCCTTCGCACCGGGGCCGCCTTCGACGATCTGCGCCGGGCCGCTCGGGAGTTGCGGACTCGGGGCGTGTCGCTCGGGGCTCGGCAGCCAGCCGTCAGAGACGAGATCAAGCGGTTCCTCGACGCCGAGGCCGGCACCGAGGGCGGGCCGGTCGATGCCGCCAGCCGGGCGAAGTGGGTGCGGGCGTACCGGGCCGTCAGCCAGGCCGCGGCGGAGGCGACACGATGACGTTCATCGTTCACCACGGGGACTGCCGCGAGGTGATGGCAACGCTCGACGCCGAGAGCGTTGATGCCGTGGTGTGCGACCCGCCCTATGGGCTGTCGTTCATGGGCAAAGGCTGGGATCACGGAGTGCCCGGCGAAGAGTTCTGGACGGAAGCCCTTCGCGTGGCCAAGCCCGGTGCCCACCTGCTCGCCTTCGGCGGCACCCGCACCTATCACCGGCTCGCGTGTGCCATCGAGGATGCAGGCTGGGAGATCCGCGACTGCGTCATGTGGGTCTACGGCTCGGGCTTCCCGAAGTCGCACGATGTGAGCAAGGCGATCGACAAGGCGGCAGGGGCGGAGCGGGAAAAGCGGTGGAAGGCAGTAACGGCTAACAGCAGTGTCGGGACTCTTGAGCCGCGACCGTGGCTCGACGAAGCCAGGAAGAATGGCGGCTGTTTCGTCGATGGTGACGCCCCCGCCACCGACGCCGCCCGCCAATGGTCCGGCTGGGGCACGGCCCTGAAGCCCGCCTGGGAGCCGATCATCGTGGCCCGGAAGCCGCTCTGCGGCACGGTCGCGGAAAACGTGCTGACGCATGGAACGGGCGGGATCAATGTCGAAGGGTGCAGGGTGTCGGGCGAAAGCACAGTTCGCCCGAATAACAAAGCGTCCATTGGGTACGGCGGATCGGATGTCTCGTTTGCGTCTGGGTCTGACAATGGTCGCTGGCCCGCGAACCTGATCCACGACGGTAGCGAGGAAGTTCTCGGGCTGTTTCCGGAGCGTGACGGCGGAGCGTTTCCGGCGGCGCGTGGGCCGCAGACGATCTACGGGAACGGCAAGGGACTGCCTGCAGCCGTTGGCACGCCTCCAAGACAGATGGCCGACTCGGGCTCCGCCGCCCGATTCTTTTACTGTGCGAAGGCGAGCAAGGCGGATCGGGATGGAGGGTGTGAGGGGCTCGCTGAACGCCTGACGATGCGGTACGGCGAGAAGGCCCAGGGGCCGTTGCCGCAGCAGACGCCGAGCAAGCCGGTGCCGCAGCGCAACCACCACCCCACCGTCAAGCCCACCGCCTTGATGCGGTATCTCTGCCGCCTCGTCACGCCCCCCGGCGGGGTCGTGCTCGACCCGTTCACCGGCTCGGGCTCGACGGGCAAGGCCGCTATCAGCGAGGGCTTTGACTTCGTTGGAATTGAACGCGAAGCCGAGTACGTCGAGATCGCAAGGGCACGGATCGCCGCGGCCGTTCTTCCGATGGAGGCCATCGCATGACGCGCCGCCAGCAAATGTGGTCGTGGTCCGCGATCGGCTTCGTAATCTTCGCGGCCGTGATCGGCGCGCTCGTCGAGCGGGCCACGCACCGGCTCGCCGGAAAGGTGGAGGCCGGCTTCGGCTGGGTCGATCACCGCCGAGAGGCCGACGCATTCGTTCGGTCGATGGGACGCGAGGGTGTTTTCGCCACGGCCGCCGCCGACGCGATGACCGTTACTGTGGGCCAGGAGGTTTTCCTCTGGCGCGCCGTCGACAAGGCCAGCCGCGTGCGGTACGGGAAGCCGTTCAAGGTGTCGAACCAGGCTTCGGTCGGCTCGTGCGTCGCGCATGGTGCCCAGCACGCCGTCTACATGGCCGAGGCCCTCGCGTGGGAAGCGGGCCTCCACTCGGAAGCCCCGCTGCGGCCGTCGACTCCAAGCATCTACGGCGGCTCTCGCGTCGAAGCCAGGGGCCGCCCCGGCGATGGGCTCTCGCCCGTCGGCGGATGGTCCGACGGATCGACCGGGTTCCACGCCGCGAAGTGGCTTCGTGATTGGGGCGTGACCTACCAGAAGCCCTACCCCCAGTTCGGCTTCGACCTCACGGATGCTCAGAGCCTCGAGCGTGAATGGGGCGCGTACGGCAACGGAGGGAAGAACGACCGCGGCCGTTTCGACGAAGAGGCCCGGAAGCACCCGATCAAGAAGATCGCCCGCGTCGAATCGTGGGATGAACTGGTCCAGGCGATTTCGTCTGGCCTGCCGGTCACGATTGCCAGCAACATCGGATTCCAGGCGAGTGCCCGCGATGCCGACGGCTTCATCCGGCGCAACGGAACGTGGCCGCACCAAATGGCGATCGGCGGCCTGAGATGGGCGAAGAACGCCCCGCCGGGGACGAAGCAACCACGCGACGGGGCTTGCGTTTTCAACTCATGGGACGAGACATGGCCCCCGCAGGGAGGCGGCAAGTATCCGGCCGACCAGCCGGACGGCTCGTTCTGGATCTCCCGCGAGGATACGGAAGCCGTTCTTGCTGCCGGTGACTCGTGGGCCTACTCGACAACGGCCAACTGGGAGCCTGTTCCCCTCGACAACGGCAACTGGCTCCAACCCGCCCCCGCCGCCGCCCGCCCGCAACCCGCCCGACTGATCGCTGACGTTCACTCCCTCGCCCCCTGAGGCCGCCATGCTGATCGACCGCAAGCTCGTCGCCGTTGTCCTCGTCGCCCTGGCCGTCGGCTGGTGGCTCGGCTCCTCGCCGTCGTCACCGATCAACCCGACGCCGCAGCGGCCGATCATCCAGAAGCTTTCGCGGGTGGCGATCCTGGCCGCGCGCCTCGGGCTGCGGCTGGCTCTGTTTGCCGAGCCTGCACCGCAGGCCGACGGCCGGCAGCTCGTTCACGCACCGGCGGTTGATGCCGAGGGGCATCGGGTGGTTGACCACGGGGAGGGCTGGTGATGAATCTCTGGATCACCGGCCAACGGTCGGACCTTGAAGACGCTACGAACCAGTGGGCTATCAGTGGCATCTACGCCACCGAGGCCGAAGCCGCGGCAGCCTGCCGGGACTGGACTTACTTCGTCATGGGGCCAATCACGCTCGGCATTCAGGCCCCCCACGAGAATGTTGCCACGGAGAAGGGCTATTACCCGCTCACCGATGGCAGGCCGGACGGATACGCCGACAAGCCTGACAATCAGCCAGCCGTCCCCGCACCGTGGAAGGAGTCAGCGTGACCCTTTACCGCTCTCTCATCGCCTTCCTCGCCAGCCTCTCGGCCGACCCGGCCGAGATCGACCGCGAGCCGCCACGCGCCGCCGCGGCCGTCGCCGCGGCCTACGCCAGCCTCGCCCCGGAGACGGCCCCGACGCCGCCACCGGCACCGTCCGCGTGTGCATGCGGGGGGAAGTGCAGCAACAGCGTCTACAAGCCCGACGGCCGCATCGAGATGCGATGCGAGAAGGACTGCCCGTGCGGGTGCCGCAAAAGCTCCGCCCCCGGTCGCTGACCGCCAATGCCCGCGGGCTGGCGTCGCGCCGGGGGCGGGGTCTTCAAGCTATTCCTCCTCCGGCACGAACTCTGCCTCCTCGCCGAGATCGAGGGGCGGCAGGTAGTCGAGGGCCGACCGCGTCTGGGTGATCGCCGGGGCGAGGTAGTGCGTCCGAGTCATTTCCGTGCTGTGGTGCCCCAGGTGCGCCGTCGCGTCACCGCCCCCGGCGTGGACGTACGACGCCGAAGACTTGCGGACCGCGTGGAACGGAAGGTAGGCCACGCCGGCAGTCCGGCAGAGGACTCGTAACGACGGGTAGATGCTCGTGGGATTACGGTCCCACGGCCAGACGAGATCGTCGGGGCCGCCGCGTCGCTCCTCGAGCTGCCGGCACAGATCGGCCGGCAAGGCGTGAGAGATGTCGGCCCGCCGGCCCTTGCGGGTGTCGGCCTCAAACAACACGCGACCGGCGACGAGATCGACGTTGCGCCAGCGGAGCTGCATCAGCTCGCCGATCCGAGCGCCGCAGCACCACTGCGCGTACAGGATCGACGACCACCACCAGGCCGACGGCAGACCGCCGGTCCGGCCGCGGCGTTTGCGAGCCCGCACGATCAGCCGGGCGATGTCCTGCGAGGTGTACGCCCGCGGCGTCCGTGCGACCTTCGGCCGGCGCTTCAGTCTCGGCATCTTGCCGACGGTCAGGTCCTCTTCACGCATCCAACGCCAGAGGGCGAGGATCTGCGACCGATCCTTGCTTACGCTGTCGGGTGAGATCGGCTTGCCGGCTCGAGTGTTGGTGGCCCGCCACCGAAGGAACTCGGCAACACGCATGCTGGTGAGATCGTCGGCCGTCGGCTCGTGGCCGAGGTGCTCGGCAAACTTTGCGATCGAGTGCCGGTAGAGCACCTCTGACCGAGCCGACAGATCCTGAATCACCACGTACCGGCTCAGTGCTTCCGTGAGTTTCATCGCAAGGCTCCGCTAAACGGCCTCGCCTCCGTGCCTGTCGGGAAGTACGATCCGCGTCGTACTGTCCCGTGTCCTGCGCCGACCGGAGGGAATCGGGATTGTACCTCACACTTGTTCAGTTACTGGACAAGTGTCAATCCCGCCCTCTCCGTTGGACTATTGGTCGGCAGTGAACAGTACGCAGACGGCGGATCGTCTGCACGGCGGAGGTGCGGCGTGGCGAAGGTGTCTCCCTCGGTCAGCGACTTGGTGCCCGTGTCGCAAGCGGCCGACATCGTCGGCGTTCATCCCCGCACGATTCTGAAGCGGATCGAGGAAGGGAAGCTCGTCGCTCAGCGGATGGGAGCCAGGACGCTCATGGTTCTGCGGTCCTCCGCCGAGGAGTACGCATCGACCGTCAGCAATCGGTCGAAACGCAAGCGAGCCGAGGCAGCCTCCGCTGCCACAAAGAAGCAGCAGCGGCCTACAAAAGGCCGGTAATTCGGCGTTTTTCTCGACGCCGATTTTGTGCTGTTGACAAGGGCGGATAGCGGCCCTTATCCTCCCGCCACGCTTGAGGATTGAAATGTCCGCAGGCGTTTCGGTCTACCAGCAAGGGCGGATAGCGGCCCTTACTGGACACTCTGGCAAGGATGCCGATTTCCCCCGTGGTTTGGTGGGGGTGACCCGTTCTCGATCGTGAGTAGGATCGAAGCATCTAAGTGAACGGGTGTACAGCGTTAGGGGATTCAATGGAAACGCAAGGCGGGAACGGGAGGCTCGATCAAGACCTCGTGGACATCTGCTTCGGCATCGGTCTGAGCGTGAAAACGACGGCATGGGTGGTGCGGGATTCGGTGGATCGGGTGTGGCACGAGTGGTCGGTTCGCACCGGCCTGCCGACGCCACACGACCCGATCAGCAGCGTGATTCAGCAGCGGGCGAAGGAAGTGCAAGCCGGCTGGACGGACGAACAACGGCAGCTCGCTCAGTTTGGCTGCACGGCCAGGCCCAGCAGCAAGACAGTCGAGTACCGGCAGCGTCAGAGACAGGAAGTCCATCAGCGGTGGAAGGCCACCAAAAAGGCGAAGGAACAGGAATGCCGCTCCGGCTTGATCGAAGAGAAGGCCAGTCAATCACCGTCCCCGGTGATCGTCCATCAGATGACGTTGTGGTCGTTGTCCACAGCATCAGAGGCGACCGCGTGCGGCTAGAGGTCGTGGCGAACCACGACCAAGCGATCTACAGGACCGAGCTGTTCAAGCGGCTCGAGCAACAGGAGACGGGACATGGCGAGCGAAACGATGGTCGGTGATCGGGAAGCGGCTGGGGCGATCGCCGGCATGCAGGAGCTGTACGGCATGAGCCTGCCGGATCGCGGTCAAGCGATTCGCGGCGAGACGAAGGGCAAGCGGTGGTCTGGCACGTGCGTTCATGCGGACGAGATCCGCGTGATCGTCGAGATCGACACCGAGGTGTTCCTCACGGCCTCTCCGAGCGACATCGAGATCGAGTGACAGGACGGGCCGCGGCAAGACGCCTTCGGCACGGAGCCCGCGGAGCGGGCAGGCAGGGATGACAGCCGCCGGCGGTGGAACCGCCGGCGGATCACGGAGGGCGGCGAATGGCTGGCGAAGGGCTGATCCACACGCAGCGGACGTTCTGGCGATTGCCGGCGCGGACGCCGGCGGCCGGATCACGCAGGCCAGCCGTGAGGCTTTGTGCGGCGAAGAAGCAGCGGAAGCCGGAGACGCGGGGTGCGAAGCGAGTGCGAATCCGCCAGGAGGTGCGGCCGGGGATCGTGGCGTGGCTTCGGAGGCTCCGGCGGGTGCAGGCCCGGCTGACGCACACGGGCAACCTTTACGCCGACCCGCGGCGAGCGGGTGGCAGATCGTTGGCTGGTGACTGCTACGTCGAGGCGGCGTTGGCCGGCGACCCGCGGATTCTGCTCGACACGATCGTCGAGTCGATCTGCGAGTTGCAAGGGGTGGGACGGGAGATCGAGGTGGTGGTTCAGCCGGCGGCGACGACGGCTCTGCCGGGGACGCCGGAGAAGGTGGAAGAGATGCGGAAGCGCCAGGAGAGGTTCCAGGCGTTGCACTGTGATTGGGACGCAAAGAGGAGTTAGCGGAGATGGCACTGAACATTCAGCGGGGACGCCGGCACACGCCGGTCAGAGCGGTGATCTACGGGACCGAGGGCATCGGGAAATCGACGCTGGCAGCGGCGTTCCCGGCCCCGGTGATCCTCGATACGGAAGAGGGCACGCACCACCTCGACGTGGCGAGGGTGTCGATCGGCTCCTGGGACGAGCTGCGGGCGGCGGTGGCCGAGATCGGCAGCAAGCCAAGCGAGTTCCGTACGGTCGTCATCGACTCGGCGGATTGGGCCGAGCGGCTGTTGATCGAGAGCTTGCTTGTCGAGCACAAGCAGAAGTCGATCGAGGGCTTCGGCTTCGGCAAGGGCTACACGATCCTCGCCGAAGGCTTCGGGCGGTTCCTCACGCAGTGCGACGCCTTGATTGGTGTCGGGCTCAACGTGGCGTTCGTGGCTCACAGCAAGGTGCAGCGGACGAGCCCGCCGGACATGGCGGACGGCTTCGACCGGTACGAGCTGAAGCTGACGAAGCAGACGGCCCCGCTCCTGAAGGAATGGTGCGACCTGCTGTGCTTTTGCAACTACAAGACGACCGTCTCGGAAGGCAGCGACGGCCGGAAGAAGGCGACCGGCGGCAAACGGCGGTTGATGCACCTCGAGCGGGCCGCGGCCTGGGACGCGAAGAACAGGTACGGCCTCGACGCCGAGCTGCCCATGACGATCGAGAGCCTCGCCCCGATCTTCGCCGAGCCGGCCCGCCGGCCCGGCTGGCGGGACCGCGTCGCCGCGGCAACCACTCTCGAGGAGCTGGGCCGGATCGGCGACGACGCCGACGTGGCTGTGAGCGACGGCAAGTTGTCCGACGAACTGCGGGCGAAGCTGGACGATGCGATTGAGGCCCGTGTTTCCCAGATCGAAGGAGTCGTGGCATGAAGCTGCACCAGTGGAGCGTGTTCGAGCAGATCAGGGCTGACGGCGTGTTCGTTCACGTCAGCACCGCCGACGCCGTGGACTTGAACGGCAAGCTCTACGCGGAGATCGGCCACAACCTCTACGCCGCTGACGGCCCTCCGCTGTGGCACGAGTCGGAAGCGGCAGCCCGAGAGGAGTGTGCCGCGAAGGTGGCGGCAATGGCTTCGGCCCTCACCGCCCAGGCGGAGCGGATCAGAGCGGGAGGCCGCTGATGTCAGAAGAGCAAACAGCCAAGGCGTTGATGCACGCCGAGCGAGTCCGCGAGCGTCTCGAGACGTACGGCCGAAAGCCGCTGGTCCCGCAGATCGGCGAGGCGTCGTGCCGCATACACGCCCCGCACATCGTCGAGCTGTGCCGGGAGGTGGTTGAGCGTTGGTATCAGTCGTCGGAGACGCCGCAGCCGGTGTCGATGGCCATTATCCGACTGCGGGACGAGTTGATGGACATCGCCATTCAGGAGGTGAGGACATGACGTTTAGGGATGGCATCCGGCGTGATCTTCTGGCCAAGCGTCAGCACGACCGCTCTGCGGCCGAAGAGGCGAAGGCTCTGAGGATCGCCGACATGACGGGACTCGTGCGGAACGGGCAGATGTCGCCGAAGAAGTTCCTCGAGGTTACGCGACAGATTCTTGACGGTGACGCCGACCGGATCGTCCGAGTCGGTGAGGAGTTCAGGCCAGACATTCAGACCGGAGAGCAGCGATGAGGGTTCACGACTTTGGCGACGGGTTCGACGCGGCGACGGCTGGCGGTGCGCCGGCCGGCGAACGCGAGATGCTGCCGGACGGCACGCACAACGTGACGATCAAGGACGCCAGCGAAGGCGTCCACAAGTTTCCCGAGAACAACCCCGGCGAGTATCTGCACCTCACGCTGGCCCCGAACGGCTCGTTCGGCTTCGTCTGGGTGTCGCTGGGGTCGTCGTCCAAGGACAAGGCGCAGGCCGGGCTCCTGGCGACGGCTCTCGGCTACACGCCAGACGGCTGGGCCGACGCCGATCCGTCGGAGCTGGTCGGCCGCGAGCTGCGGGTGGTGACGAAGCAGGTCGTGTTGAAGAGCGGCAAGACCCGCGTCTTCGTCAACGACTACCTGCCGGCGGTCGTCGCTGCCGCCCCGGAGAAGAAGCCGGCCGCCAGGACGCCGGCGGCGAAGGTCGCCGCCGCTCGAGGCGACGAGGCCGGCAGCACCGACGACATTCCCTTTTAGGTCTACCCGGCCCGCCCTGGCCGCGCCTGACACGGTGGCGCAATGGGCTCGTG